TAAAAACCTTTGATGTCTTTATAGAGACTCCCGACCCTACCGGCTATTTTAGCATTTTAAATATTACTGAAGAAGACTTCGATGCGGACGGTGGTTATCCTCTACCAAGAGAAAGTTTAGCCAACATACATACGAAGCTATTAGAAAAAGGAGCGATAGGAGTTGGTTGGGTTATGTTATTCCCACATCCCGATAGACTAGGAGGGGATGATAGGTTTGCTATAGCCTTAAGCAGCTCACCATCGGTCATAGGAATGCCTGAAGTTAATAATGCGTTTTACCCCGCTACTCATGGTACAGTAATAAAGGGCATTGAGGTTTCTTTACCTAAAGCAGCAGGATTTTTAGAGAACATTGAAGTTTTAAAAGACTCTGCAAGTCAAGGAGCTATATCAGCAAACGTAGATGTAGATAACTTAGTAAGGCAACTACCTCTTTTACAACAGACTCCTAATGGTTGGGTCGCTTCTTTTGGCACAGAGGTTCTAAAGATTTTAGGTGGAGGCACTACTTATCAAATAGTAACCAATGAAAATGGTATAGAGATGGTAAGAGTAAGAGGACTACCTCCTATACCTACGGATAGTCTTGGTCGTAAGTGGGTAAGTTGGGTTGATACACCTCAAACAACTCTTAAAGAAATGGATGTAAACGGTAAGTTTGTTTTTGTTGGCTTTACTGCAAAGGGCATTATGCCTCAGTTGGCTACTCCAACAGGCTTATTAGAACCCCACAAAATACAAGCAGCCCTAGCAGAATCCATATTACTAGATACTCCGCAAATACCTGACTATCATTTACTAGTAGAACTACTATTATTATGCCTCTCAGGGCTCTGTATTGCGTTTCTAATAAACTTTCTAGGTATGACTAGTGGGGTAGTCGCAGTCTTTTTTGCAATGTCTTCGGTAGGCTACTTAGGACTGCATCTTATTGGATTAAATTATTTGATAGATGTGACGTGGTCTTTAATCGGAATGCTTTTTGTTGCAACCCAACAATTTTATTTAAACTTTAGAAAACAATTTAAACTAAGACAACAGATAAAAAAACAATTTGAAACTTATCTTGACCCGAGGCAGGTAGCGTTACTACAAAAGAATCCAGAGCTTTTAAAGTTAGGTGGTGAAAGACGAGAGATGACGTTTCTTTTTATGGACATCTGTGGATTTACTCCTATATCTGAACACTATAAAAACAAAGATGACCCGGAAGGTTTAGTATTATTAGTGAATGAGTTTTTAAATAAGATGACAAATATTATTTTGGATAACGGTGGAACAATAGATAAATATATGGGAGATTGTATTATGGCATTTTGGAATGCTCCCTTACCCTGTAAGAACCATGCGGAAATGGCAGTTAAATCAGGGATAGAAATAGAAGAAGCAATCCGAGACTTACAAGAAGAATACGAAAAACGAGGTCTACCTCCCATTAATGTAGGAACCGGGATTAATACAGGAACATGTATTGTCGGAAACATGGGGTCTGAAAGTAGATTTGATTACTCTGTTATCGGGGATGCAGTCAACCTTGCAGCTAGATTAGAAGCAACCGCAGGAAGAGGACAATACATAGAAAACAAAACTATTATGTCTAGAGCGACTGTTCTGCAACTACCGAGTCAATGGGTATATAAAGAACTTGGAGCAATAAAAGTTAAAGGGAAAGAAGAAAGTATAACTATTTACGCTCCATTGTAGCTATCTTTAAAAGGTTGCATCTAGCTGAACTTCTATACTTTTATGTAGGGGTTCTAAAGCAGTCCTTGCTTCTTGTAAGGCTTTTAGAATAACTAATCTATCTTCTTGATGAAAGAGGTCAATATATTCGATAGGGAAAGAACTTAGTTCAGTAACCAATTTATTTTCAGAGTCAATACAAAGCTTCCAACTTATTAGATTAGCTTCCTTCGACTTTTTGTTCGTCTTCATTTTTAATTTCGTTAAATGTAATTATATTTTGTTTTCCTCTGAGACCTGCTTTCATGTACGATGTAGCCCTGCCTTCAAAGAAGTTTTGATGTTCTACTCCCATAACCTCATCTATCCAACCTAAAGGATTATCCTTTTGTCCAAAGTTTGTTTTTAACCCTAATTGAAGTAAGCGTCTATCCGCTATGTATCTATTGTAAGCATACATATCTTTCTTTGTAAGTCCTTCTAAATTACCCATATCAAAAACTAAATCTAAAAACTTATCTTCTAAAGCTACCATCTTCCTACAGATTTCATAAATTTCTTTTTTAAAGTCATCGGTCCAGATGTCTAGATGTTCTTGAATAAATTCTCTAAACAGTTTTGTCATAGCTTCTACGTGCATAGATTCATCCCGGATGCTATAGGTAACTATTTGACCCATGCCTTTCATACGACCAAAACGAGGGAAGTTTAATAGGATAGCAAAGCTTGAGAACAACTGGAGTCCCTCAGTAAAAGCTGAATAGACTGCAAGAGTCTTTGCAATGCTTTGTTTATCTTTTAATGTGGGTTTAAACTCTCCAACGTAATCATGCTTATCAGACATCTCTTCATACTCTGCAAAAGCTTTGTATTCTATTTCAGGCATACCAACAGTATCCAGTAAAAGACTGTAAGCATGTTGATGTATAGACTCCATGTTAGCAAATGAAGTCATCATCATCCGGGCTTCAGGCTTTCTAAAGATACGCATGTATTTGTCTACGTACCCGGACCCAACATCTACATCTGACTGTGTGAACAATCTAAAGATTTGTGTTAATAGATTCTTTTCTTCTTTACTAAGTTCTTGCCAATCTTTGACATCATTATGCAAAGGAACTGATTCAGGCATCCAATGCATTTGATTTTGTAGAACATAATAATCAAACATCCAAGGATATTCAAAGGGTTTATAATGTTCTCTTGTTCCTAATATACTCATGTGTTTTCCTCTAAATATGTAATTGTTTTTGTTAATGTTGATATTTGGTCTTTAAAATATCCTAATCCGGTATTACAATGAAGACAAAGTAAACCCCTTACTTTATTTGTTGTATGGCAATGGTCTATAAAAGGTTTGGTACTATGCTTGTCGTATAGAAAATCTACCAAACAAATTTTACATTTATTATGTTGTTTTTTTATCATATAATTATATTCTTCGGGAGATATTCCATATTTTTTCTGTCTTTTATAATCAGCTTGTTGTTGTCTTTCTTTTTCTCTATTTTGTTTACGATATGCTTTTATATATTCTTTATTTTTTTCTCTATATTCTTTATTTTTAGCATATATTTTTTCTTTATTTTTTTCTCTATATTCTTTATTTTTAGCATATATTTTTTCTTTATTTTTTTCTATATATTCTTTAGCATAAGCAGCTTTCTGTTCTTTAGTTTGAGGCATTGTCTTCCTCCATTTCTTCGGCATACTTTTTCAGTAGCCATTTGTTAAATTCTTTTTTATATTCTTGTTCTGTGTAGGTGATAGAGAAGGGTGTTTTATTTTCATCGCAATGGTCTAACCACATGCGTCTACAAAACTCACTAAACTTTTTATCCTTCACAAGCTATACAATCCACTTCCTCTAATCTTATACGAGGTATTTTAATATTAACATTCTCTGCAGTTCTAGCAGCATCTGACCTAAAGTAATACAAAGACTTCAACGTATGCATAGCGTACCAATGAACATCATTGACATACTGTAAGTATTCGTCATGTATTTCTTGAGGCTCAGTAGCCTTCGGGAAAACAAAAAACAGATTGACGCTTTGACTTTGACAAACGAACTCCTGCCTTTTGTACGCATGTTCAACTATCCAGATTTGGTTAATTTCATTTGCGGTTTTAAATAATTCTTTTTCTTTATCGTCAAGAATATCTAAGTGTTGAACGGACCCTTCGTTAGCAGCTATGTCTTTCCAGACCTGCTCAAGCTCTTTAGCTTTTAATCCTTTTTTCTTAAGAAGACTCTCTAGATTTCTATTCTTAACTTGGTAAGAACCGGATAAAGTTTTGTGCGTATATACGTTAGCACGATACGGTTCAATACTAGGGGAAGTGCCACCACATATAATAGAGCTACTGGCATTAGGAGCAATAGCCAAAAGATGAGCGTTACGATGCCCGCTACCATGTACGTCAGGAGCTTCACCACGTTCTTCGGCAAGTCTTTTAGTAGCATCAGTAGCCTTTCCTTTGATGTGTTGGAAAGCTCTGTAGTTAAAGCCAGTTGCGAATATACCCTCGAAAGGAATACCCTTACGTTGTAGATAAGCGTGGAACCCCATTGCACCCAACCCGATAGACCTTTCTCTGTAAGCTGAGAATGCAGCTTTAGTAAATGATTTTTTATCGGGTTTGACATGATTAGAAAAGCGTTTGTAGTTAGCATTATACTCCCCAATT